GCAGACATTGTTCGCATTATAGGAAGTTGCCAAGAGTTAGAAAATGTAACTATCTTTGTAGATACCAATCATGTTTTTCCAGAGCATGTAAATGTGAATTGGTTAAAGATTAACCTAAAAACGGCTAAAGGATGTGTTCGGTCGCCCTCTTTATCAGAGCCAAACATGGCCAGGACTATTTCTGAAAAAAATAATTCTAATGTTATTATTACTAAAGGTGAAGATGGGTTTTTAGCCTATCTAAAAGAGTTAGAGCAACTAATTATTTTCACCAAAGATAAAAATAAAGATTTTGTAGATGCTATAGGAGCGGGCGATACATTTTTAGCTGGGTTTGTATCCTATCTCGCTAAACATAATAAGGAAAAGCTTCCGGCTTTGGTATATGCCGACATAGTAGCTCATTTATCTACCAGTCAATTAGGAACTCTTGATGTAGTAACGGCCGAAGCAGCAGACAAAGAATATAAGAACGCAAAAACCTCTATAAAAGAAGATGAGAATACTTTATATGTCCATCGCACTATTAATAATTTGTAAAGATGAGTTTATAAAAGTAAAAAAAATTATTAATTCATTAGAGAGTGTGGTAGATGAAGTAGTAGTGGTTGTGACGGGGAAAAAGAGGGTTAAAGAGTCGGGCGACTATAAGGTTTTATATTATCCTTGGCACGACTGCTACTCTTCACCACTCAATGCTGGTTTAAGATTGGTTGAATCTGACTGGATCTTCCGAATGGATGCTGATGAAGAAATAGATTCAAAGAATGTAGAAAAAATAAGTAGAGCAGTAAAGATGGAAGGTGTAGATGCTTTTGAGGTGAAGCAAAGAGGTTATCTTCCATTAGGTAGAAATGAATTTGGAGTTAAAAAGGTTCCAACTTATAAAGATTATGATTTTGCAGTTGATGATAAATGTATAAGGTTGTTTAAGAATGACCCAAGAATCTTTTTTGAATTTAATACTCACGAAACTATTTATAACTCTTTAGATAGAGGGGATTTTAAGTATGTAAAGACGGATTTGGTTATTCATCATTGGGGCAAACTTAATATGAAGGAGAAGGCTCCTTATTATTATCAAATAGCAAAAGATAGATTGCGCAGGTATCCAGAAGATTATCAAAGTTACTATTATCTTGGAGTTTCCGCGGAATATATTGGTAAAATAGAAGAAGCGTATCAGGCATTTAAGTCTGGCTACGAAAAGTACCACACTGAATACTATCGAAAACCGATGGATTTTTTAAATAATAAAAGGAGAAAATAATGGCAGATAATAATTCTATCAGCTTGGAAACTTTGCAAGACCAGCAAAAGAATCTTTCTGAGGTTGTTGGAAATTTAACCGCAACCCGCGCTCAGCTTGAAGAGCAGCTGACGGCCGTCCGCAATAATCTAGCTACTAATGCTGGGGCACTTCAGTATGCTAATGCTCTTATTCAGAGTATTACCGGCGAAGATGTCGAGGCCGCTGAAGTAGCGGAAGAGGTAGCGGAAGAGGAAGAAGTAGCTCTATAATGTAATTTATTCCATCTATAAATGTTTTAGCAAATTTTTGTTTTATATTTATTTTAGGAGTTTTATAGGTTATTTTGTAATTGTTAAAAGTTTAACTCTCTACTGGAACAAAAAAACTAGGTATATCTTTCTTAATGACTCCTTGAGTCGCAAGATTTATACAGCTTTATAACATTTATAGATGGAGAAAATAGATGGCCGAAGTCTTTGTCTCGCCCGGAGTCTATACTCAGGAAATTGATGATACTTTCGTACCCGCTGGCGCGGGTACAATTGGTGCTGCTCTTATTGGGCGCACTACATCAGGCCCTGCGTATAAGCCTGTGCAAGTAAATAATTTTGGTGAATTTAGAGATACGTTTGGTGGTCAGGATGTAACAAAATACATGCCTTACGCCGCTAAGTCTTATCTTAGAAACGGTTCACCTCTTACAGTAGTTCGTGTTCTCGGTAGAGGCACGGTAAACACCGGGCAGGTCGGTGTTATTGCATTCCCTGTTGCTAACCAATACTCCTCATCGGCTATTAGTGGTTCTAATATTGCTATGGCGGTTGTGAAGAGAAGAAGCACCACAGATCTTTGGGATATTAATATGAGTGGTAGCCTTAGCAACTTTGCTCTTTCTGCTAATGGAACTATTGTTACCGGTCTTTCACTTGTTGAATCAGACGGTAATTACATCAAGAAAGTGTTGGGTAATAATCCTCTGCAGGCTTATGATGGTGAGCAGCTTAATGACCTTTATGTAGATGCTGTATTTAATTATGGTTCTGCTCTTGGCCAATTGGGCGGTGACCCCGGCGAAGTATTTTCAAGTATTACTGCTGCTGGTGATTCTTTCAATAAAGTCGTAGGTGGATTCTCTGGTGCTGATACTCCTTGGATAGTTTCACAGAACATGAATGGCACTATTCATAACTTGTGCAAGTTCTCTACTTTGGCTGATGGTAATATTGAGAATAACAAGTATAAAATTTCTATTTCTAATGTAGATACCGCAGCTTCTCAAACCGCTTATCCTAAGTTTACTGTAAGCATTAGAATGGCTAATGATACAGATGAAGAGCCAATCATTCTTGAGAACTTTACAGACGTTGTATTAGATCCTACTAACAAGAATTACATTGCTAGAGTAATCGGTGATAGGAGAACTCAGTTCGATCTTTCACAAGATCCGCCTGAAATTCTATTCAACGGTGATTACCCCAATAAGTCTAAGTATGTTAGAGTATACATGGGTAATTACCCGGCTCAAGCAAGACCGGCTGGATTCCAAGGTGTACCCAGTAACTCTTATGAAAGGCATGGAGCAAGCGTTACTGCGGCTGCCTTACCGTTAAAACAAAACCAGCTTAATTCGGTGAATGCTGTGGATGGACGAATTTTTACAGGAATTAGGTTTCAGGACGTCGGTGTCGAAGATCGTTTGAAGAAGACTATTACTTCTGCTTCAGGTACCACATCTACTGATAATGGTATGTTGATATTTGCTACAACGGCAGATTATTCTGGCTCTGCTGCTGTAAGTAATTATACCTTTATTGATCAGTTGGGTAGTAGCTCAGGTAACTTCTCAACTGTTAATCCGATTCGCTTCACCGTACCTATGTTTGGTGGTTGGGATGGCTTTGATCCTCGCAAGAACCAATTGGAAACTGAACAGTCTACTGGCACCGATACTTTGTCTGGTGATTTTGATAGAGCTATTAAGGTTCTTTCTAATCCCGATGAAGTTGACTTCAATCTTATTGCAATGCCAGGTATTAGTTCTTCAGCCGGCGGAAATCTTACTGATAGATTAATTGATATGTGTGCGGCACGAGCAGATGCTTTTGCTCTTATTGATATAGCTAATACTACTGCAACAGGTGCTGGTTTGAGCTTGTCGGTAGCAAATGCTATATCTGAAGCACAGAATTTTAATTCTAATTACGCTGCTACTTATTATCCGTGGGTTCGTATCAACGACATTGATAATGATAGACTTGTATGGGTGCCGCCTTCGGTGGCAGTCCTAGGGGCTTATTCATTCAATGATAGAGTGGCACAGCCATGGTTCGCACCTGCTGGATTTAATCGTGGTGGATTGGATGAGGTATTAGAAGTTAGAAGGAGATTGACACAGGGGCAGCGTGATACCCTTTACAACAATAACGTCAATCCTATTGCTACTTTCCCAGGTCAAGGCATTGTAGTCTTTGGTCAGAAAACTCTACAGGTAAAACAATCTGTATTGGATAGAGTGAATGTTCGTAGAATGATGATTGAGGTTCGTAAGACTATTGCTGGTTTCTCACGACTCTTCATCTTTGAGCCTAACACAGTTGCTACAAGAGAGCGTCTATTGACTCAGGTCAATGATTATCTCGCTAGTGTACAGGCTGCTAATGGGGTCAATGAGTTCAGAGCTATTTTGGATGAAACTACGACTACACCTGATCTGATTGATAGAAACATCATCAAGGGTAAGATTTTCTTGAAACCCACCACTGCGGCTGAAATCGTTATTTTTGACTTCACCGTTACACCTAACGGCGCAGCTTTTAGTGAGTAAAAGATTTAATGAGATGGGGTTTCGGCCCCATCTTGTTATATTTTTTTGATGAGAAGTGTATTTATTATAGGATGTTTATTAAAATAAAAATGAAGATGGAGATTTAGAATGCCACAGCCTTTTGAAGTTAACGCCATGTTGGCTGACACTTTTGAACCAAAGAGACAAAATAGATTTTTGTTTCAGTTTACTGATGATACATTGCCAGCTTATATTGCTAGAACAGCTTCGCGGCCGTCTTTCACACAGGAAAGTATAACAATTGATTACTTGAACACCAGACGTTATTTGGCTGGTAAGTTTGAGTGGAATACAATGACTATCGGGCTTTACGATCCTATTGCTCCTTCGGCGGCACAGAAGGTTATGGAGTGGGCTCGACTGGCACATGAAACAATTTCTGGTAGAGATGGGTATGCAGCTTTTTATAAAAAGAACTTTAATTTGATTTCTCTTGATCCTGTCGGCGCAGCTGTTGAGAAGTGGGAAATTAGAGGAGCCTTCCTCACCGATGTAACTATGGGTGATTATGATATGGCTTCTGGTGAACCGCTTCCTATTGACATTACAGTTCGCATGGATGAGTGTATACTTAGATACTAAAAGAGTTTTATTAAGGTTTTTTTAAATGTTTTTAGAAAGGAAGTAAATGACAGAAATTAATGTCGATTTGAAAGAAGATCAAGAAGAGCAAGAAGAACAACAAGAACAACCAATTGTTGCACCACAAGAAACATTACGACTTACTCCAGAAGAGGAAGCTGCTTTTAATAGGGCGAGAAATTTAGGACAGCGAGCTGACGAAGTGGCTGGTTTCAAAGTACCAACCGATTTCGTTCAGCTCCCTTCTGGCGGCAAAGTGTATCCTATAAATTCTCACTTACATAATGTAAAAGAACTTGAACTAAGACATCTTACGGCAGCTGACGAAGATATTCTTACTTCTCGTTCGCTGCTTAGAAGTGGTAAGGCTATTGATGCTGTTATTAGTGCTTGTCTTTCGGACAAAAGAATTAATGTTGAAGAGCTTTTGTCTGGAGATAAGAATGCCATTGTTACTTTTCTGCGTGTGAGCGGGTATGGATCTGACTACGAAGTAGAAATGGACTGTCCTTCATGTAGCGAGACAACAAAGCACACTTTTGACTTGGGTAATCTTCAAATGAAGACTCTTGATATAGAATCTACTACGCCTGGAGATAATAGATTTAACTTTCAGTTGCCACAGTCCCAAATTAATGTAGAGTTCAGATTTCTTAATTCTAAGCAAGATAAGGAAATTATGGACGCTCAAGAAAAGATGAAGAAAAGAACTCAATCTCCTATTGATAGAAATATAACTACTCGTTTGAAAAATGTTATTATAGCTATTGAGGGAAATAGTGATCAAGGGTATATTAACCAGTTTGTAGATAACATGAATGTAGGAGACTCGCGAGGATTTCGGAAGTACATGGAAGAAAATACTCCCGATCTTGATATGAATCAAGATTTTGAATGTGTTCATTGTGGCCATAGAGGGGAGGTGGAAATACCGATCACGGTAGGTTTCTTTTGGCCTGACGCCTGAGTCTAAAATTATTGTTTATACTGAAATATTTGATATTGTTTATTACGGCAGGTTGAGTTTTTCTGATGCTTATAATATGCCGGTAGCTTTAAGAAAATTTTGGCTGAAAAAAGTAACTGAAACACTAGAGGACGAAAATAAAAGAAAAGAAGCTGAATTACGTACCCAGGTGCCTGGGTAATACATCCCCTTGTCGTATTTTTTATGATGAGGGGATATTTATTTTGTGTTGTTCTGTGACCCAGGAGATTATCATGTTTGGAATTGAAAAGAAAAACAAAAGGTACCAGATAGACGAAGGACTTTTTGATTTTTTGAAAATTATGGCTGGCGGTAAGTTAGATCTCAAAAACACACCAGACTCTAAGCTGTCCAAAAAAGGCAAAGCGTTGAAGAAGTCAGTTATTGCTTTTCAGGCAGAGATGGAAGATGAAGCTAGAAAAGCTGGTTTCAAAAGTTTAGGTGCTTATGTTGCTCATCAAAAGAAGAAGTTAGGTCAAAGATAATAACTAATTTATAGTTGAATATTCAATGAATGAACAAAGAAAAGCAGAGAGCTATCAAGAAAAAATTGGTGGTAATCTTCATTTAGCTGTTGAGAAACTCGCACAGACCCTCGGTGAGAGTGAAAAGGCTGTTGATGAATGGGGACGCCTTACAGAAGAGGGTGCCAAAAATTTTGCTACTCTATTAGGTGTAGCTGGTCAAGATCAAATAAAAGCTCAACGAGATATTATAAAAAGTACCGAAAAACTTCAGGCCAAATTTGAAAAAACTTTTAGTCAATTTGCGAGTCGCATCCCTGTCATTGGAAAAGACCTGGAAAAAGGTTTCCAAAAAATGATGAAAAATATGACGGTCAAGATGGATCAATTATTGACCAAAACTTGGGGCAGACTTGGGGCGGGAATGAAGGGCGCGATGAAGATTGGGGCTGGTGGAATAGTGGCGGCGGGCGCGCTGGTGCTCAAACAATTTAACGAAATAGAAAAAGCAACAGTAGAATTATCTAAGCAAACTGGTTTGACTGGTAAGAACCTAAAAGCGCTTACTGGTTCTATGATAGCTGCCCAAAATAGTAGTTACAAATTTGGTATTTCTATGCAGGATTCTTCAGAAGCTACTGCGGCTATGGTTAAATCTTTAGGTAGTTTCCGAAAAATATCACCAGATATGATAAAGACTGCTACTCTCTTAGCCAAATATGCCGGAATAGCCAATGAAGAAGCTGGTGAATTTGCAGGAATGATGATTAAGGCTTTTGGTAAAACCAGTAAAGATATAATGAAATTCGGGAATACTATGAAAGAATTCGCTACGCGTAGCGGAGTTAATTCGCGAAAAGTAATGGCCGATATCATGCAAAATACCAACCTAACTGCCATTTACATGAGTAAGGGTGTAGGCTATCTGAAAAGAGCTGCTGTACAAGCTGCTAAGCTTAACATGAGCATGCAAGACACAGCCGACGCTACTGCGCAGTTCTTAGACATTGATCAATCAGCCGAAATGGTTGGCAAAATAAATCAATACATGGGCTCTTCACTGAACTCGTTGGAGTTGTTCAATCTCGCTGCCAAAGGTGATACTGAAGCTGTAATGAAAAGATTGGGTCAGGCTTTTTCTAGTCCAAGAGGTATTAGATTTATGGAACAAATGCCAGGCTTTGCAAATAAATTTGGGCAAGAGCTGGGATTTTCTCTTAAACAAATGAGAGTAATGGCTGGACTGGAAAAGGATCACAGTAAGAACGTCAAGATCGCGGCTACAGAGCAAGAAACAATAGCCGAAGCGGTGGCGAAGCAACAAACGAAATTTCAACAAATATCTAACACATTTAAACAAGCTGTTTTTCCAGCTGTTAATTCTTTGGCTGAAAAACTAGTTAATTTTACCGCGTCGGTGGGCCCGAAAACGATGAAGTGGGCCATGGCTGGCGCCGCTGTTCTTGGACTAGGTATGATCGTTAGGATCATGAGTAGAGGAACGACGCCGGCGACAGCTCCGTGGGTTAACGTTGTTGGTGGTATAGGAGGAGGAGGCGGTGGCGGAGGTGGCGGTGGCAAAGGTAAGGGTGCCTTTAGGACAGGCTACAGCCGAGCAAGAGGTGGTGGAGCTGGAGTTGGGGCAAGCATGATGAGAGGTGCTTCTGGACTGATGGCAGGTGCTACTAAGGGTGGTGGACTTATGGGATTGTTAAAGACAGGTGCCAAGTTTCTAAAACCTTCAATGTTGCTTAAGGGATTGAGAAGGATACCGGTTCTAGGAACTGTAATTGGTATAGTTTCTGTTATTAGTGATGTTTTCGCAGCTCTAAAGAGTGGCAATTGGCTAAAAATAATTCCAAGTATCTTAGGTGTACTGGGTGGTACTCTTGGAGCTATAGGTGGCGCCGCTGCTGGAACTTTAGCGATGCCAGGGGTTGGTACTGCAATAGGAGGTGTTGGAGGTGGAATGCTCGGCTCAAATTTAGGTCAAGGCTTGGGCAATTGGCTTATCGGCGCCAAGAAGGGCATGCTTGTAAATAAACCCACTTTGTTTATGGCGGGTGAAGAAGGGTTACCAGAAATGGTAGTTCCTACCGGAAGAATTGCTAGAGGGATGCCTATCAATAAAGGTGTGGCTGATAGTCTTGGCGGCATGGGAGTTCCGGGATTTGCGGGTGGACGTAGTGGATCAGTAAAGGGTATGCAGGCTCAACAGTCTGCTGCGACCGAAGCTAGAATTGCGCAAGTAGTACAAATGGGATCTATGGCTGATCCTCAAACTCAAAGAGTCCGACAGGTTGCGTATGAACAAGATGTACAAAAGAGAAAAGCTGATCAGCGTGATTCGATGAGGCGGATAGAAGAGAAGTCGTTAGAGATTCTTGAAGAAGAAAGAAGCATCGCGATGGATCTTTCTGGACCTATAGGCAATTTTGCCCGAGGTCTTGGTTTATGGGAAAAGGCTAAACAGGCCGCGGCTGAATACGCAGGTAAGACTAGAGATAGGTTCTTTGAGCATTTGAGGAAAAATAATGGCGATGTGATGGCGGCGATGCAGGCGACTTGGGCCGATACAGTTAAAGATTTAAAGCAATTACAGGAAAAACTCTATACTAAGTTAAATGAGTTTGCTGGCAAGATGATGAACAAAGCTCTGGGTTGGGCTGAGGGTAAGATTAGAGGGGCAGCACAATCAGTTATGAATTGGGGAATGAAAAAACTTGGCATAGGTAATAAAGCTAATCAACAACAATTTCAAACAGCGTTTACGGGAGGAGCTCAGGCGCTTTATCAAAACTTAGCAACAAAGATACCCGTTCTGAGCATAATGGAAAACCGACTTGCTGGTGTTAGTAAAGCATTTCAATTTGGTAAAGCGACGCAAAAGATGGGTATGACCGGTTCTCAGTCTGCTGGGGCTTTAGCGCGGTCAGGAGGCGTCGGGGGTGGTCTTGTTAACAGGGCCGCTGCTAGATTTGGTAACTTGACTGGAACGTCGTCAGAAGCGTTGGGCAAGGTTGGTCAGGGTGCTGAAGTTGCTCTGGCTGGTGTTCCTGCGTTGATGAGTGGCGATATCGCGGGTGCTGGAAAAGCCGTCGCGGGGGCCGAGGTTAAAAGGCAAGCGGTGAGTAAAATGGGCTTGTCCGGCGCAACTGGCCCGATGGCCGGGGTCGTGAAGGGAATTGAAGGCTCTATGGCAGGAATTATGAAGGGCGACCTAAAAATGGCTGGTAAAGGGGCGCTGGAAGGGGGTGTAGGTTGGGCACTCGGGGCCGTAGCTACAACGGCATTAACTCCTTTCTTGGGACCTGCGGCACAGTTTATTGGTCCAATGCTGGGCTCTATTATAGCTGGCCCGGCGACAAAGGGAATTTTGGCAGGTAGTAAGCAAGCGATTTCGGGTATCAAGAATATTGGCGGCGCAATGAAAGGCATCCTCACAGGAAAAGGTGGCTTTAAGAAATTAGGAAAGGGAGTATTTGAGCTAGCTACGTCCCCACACAAGGCGGTCGCCGTCGCCGGCAAAGCAATCGGCAAAATGCTTGGTATTGGTAGGGGTTCTGCGGGTTGGAGCCCCGACAAGGCCAGAGCTAAATCTATAAGTCAAATGATGCAAGTGCAGCGAGCTAAGACTGGTTCATTGATAACTAGAGGTGGTATCTTTACTACCAAGAAATGGCAACAGG